AGAAATCATTAAGGACGATAAGAAAGATATAATCAATAAGTTTGAAAAAACATTGCTTATTAACTCTTTATTTGAATTATAATGTTTATTATTAAACGAAACGGTACTAAACAAGAGTTTGATTCTTCAAAAATTGATAAAGCTATCTTATCTGCACTAAAAGCTTCTGGATGTAATACTGAGATCAATCAACCCTCAAAATATATTACAGTTGATAATGGAGATACTGTTGAAGTTATTCAAGATCGAATTGAAAATTGATTGATGTCTATATGTCCTAGCGCAGCAAAAGCATTTATTTTATATAGAGAAAAACATAAAAATATTCGAGATTGAGTAAGTAAAAAAGAAGAATTCATTGAAAGATATAAACAATCTTCTAATACAGCCAATGCAACAATCGATGACAATTCTAACGTAAGTGGCAAAAATATAGGAATATTAAACGCCGAAATACACAAATCAGATAACATTCTTATTAGTCGAGCAATGATTGAAAAGAAGTTAAAGGAATTATATCCAGAATTTGATTGCAAAAACTATACTAAAGACCTATCTAATCATATTATATATAAGCACGATGAATCAGGATTTGCAGGAGCAATAGCGCCATACTGTTGTAGTATAACTATGTATCCTTTTTTAAATGAAGGGATTAAAAAAATCGGTGGACTATCTGCATATCCAAAGAATCTTGATTCGTTTTGTGGAATGTACATTAATTTAATTTTTGCTACTGCTGCTCAATTTGCTGGAGCTGTTGCAACTTCAGAATTTTTATTGTATTTTGATTATTTTGCCAAAAAAGAATGAGGTAAAAACTATTATACTATTCCAGATACCATTATTACCTGTAATAGCTTAAGAAATAAAACAATTAGAAATCAAATTCATCAATATTTTCAGCAAGTAATATACTCAATCAATCAACCTGCCGCTGCAAGAGGAATGCAAGCAGCATTTGTTAACTTTTCATACTTTGATAAACCGTTTTTTGAGGGAATGTTTGGAGATTTTTGTTTTCCTGATGGGACTAAACCAGAATGAAGTTCTTTAAGTTGATTACAACAAGAATTTATGACATGATTTAATGCAGAAAGATTAAAAACTATAATTACGTTCCCTGTTGAATCGTTTGCGCTTGTTTATAAAGATGGCAAATTTATTGACCTAGAATCAGCGAAATTTGTAGCTGAAGAATATGCTAGAGGTCATTCATTTTTTACTTATATTAGTGATAGTGTTGATAGTCTCTCATCTTGCTGTCGTTTGAAAAACATGGTTCAAACAAAAGAATTTAATTTTACTAATGGCAATATGGGAGTTCAAACTGGAAGTAAAAGTGTTATTACATTAAATCTTAATCGAATTGTACAAGATAAATGTAAAGAACACAATCCTAGTGAAAGAACTGTATGAAAAGAAGAAATGAAAGAATATTTGATTAATATTCTTAGTAGAGTTTATAAATATCATACAGCATATAATGCATTGTTACACGATATGTTCGATGCGAATCTATTGCCTGTCTATAAAGCAGGATTTATTAATTTGGATAAACAGTATTTAACAATTGGAATTAACGGTTTAAACCAAGCTGCTGAATTTTTAGGTATTTCTTGTAATGATAACTTAGATTATAAAGAGTTTTGTCAGTTTATATTTAGTATTATTAAAGAACAGAATATTTTACATAAAACTAAAACTGAAACATATAATACAGAATGCGTTCCTGCAGAAAGTTTAGCAATTAAAAACTACAATTGAGATAAAGAAGATGGATATTGAGTTCCAACCGACACTAATTTATATGCTAGTTATATTTTTAAACCGAATGATAAAAAACTTAGTGTATTAGAGAGAATAAAACTTCATGGAGTAGAATATATAGGAGAGTATCTAGATGGAGGTAGTGCAGCACATATAAATTTAGAGGAACATCTTTCAGCTAAACAATATGAAAAACTTTTGAAATATGCTGCTGAAGTAGGTTGTCAATATTTTACCTTTAATATACCTAACTCTGAATGTGAAGAGTGTGGTTTTATTTCAAGGATAGCGATTACAAAATGTCCAAAATGTGGATCAACAAATATATCTCTATGAGATAGAATTATTGGATACTTAACTAAAATAAAAAACTGATCTTCTGGAAGACAAATAGAACAAAAGACTAGAGTTTATTCTAAAAATATAGAAAATGGTTAAATATGTAGATACTCAGGTTGTTTTTAGAGAAATTCCTGATGAGATTGCACTAGCAATTAATATTTCAGGATGTCCAAATCATTGTGAAAATTGTCATAGCTCTTATCTTGCTAACGATATTGGAACTGAATTATCTTTCGATAATCTTTTTAAATTGATTACAAGTAATTCTGGAATTACATGTGTTGTGTTTATGGGAGGAGATCAAAATCCAAGTTATATTAATTTGTGTGCAGAAGTTATTAAACAGAGTGATCTTTCTTTGAAGACGGCTTGATATAGTGGAAAACAAGAACTTAATCCTGAAATCAATATAAACAATTTCAACTATATAAAACTCGGTCCGTATGTTCCTAATAAAGGGCCTTTAGATAATCCAAATACTAATCAAAAAATGTTTTTAGTTAAAGACAATAATCTAATTGATATTACATATAAATTTTGAGGAAAACAATAAATAATTTAGCTTATTTAAATTATAATTTGATAATTGTTTATATATGATATATGTCTGATTTAAAAACAAAACAGTTTACGTTAAGTATTCCAATTAAAGGATGTTTAACTATGACTTTAAATGCAAAAGATGCTCAGGCTGCTGTAGAATCTTTTTTAGAGCATCAAGATGAATTTTTAGATCATCCTTATTGTGGTAAATTAGAACCTATTTTATCAGCAGCTTATATATATGAAACTAATATCAAATATGGAGATTAAAATTAAAAAACTTGACAAAAACGCTGTTATACCTAAATATTCAAAATATGGAGATGCTGGAATGGATTTAGTAGCTACTTCTGTTGATTATAGTAATGAATACTATATTGAATATGGTACTGGATTAGCTATTGAAATCCCTGAAGGTTATGTTGGGTATGTATTTCCACGTTCTAGCAACTCTAAGTATGATTTACAGCTTTGTAACAGCGTTGGAATAATAGACTCTGGTTATAGAGGAGAAATTAAGCTACGTTATCGAAGAATTATCAATCCTCAGCCAGGAAGAAACTTTGTAGTTAGTGATAACAATATACCTCCAATTCAATGGATAAAAGCTGATTTTGCTTGTTATGAGATTGGAGATAAAGTAGGACAAATTATGATTCTTCCTTATCCTAAAGTCGAATTTAAAGAGGTGGAAGAACTTTCTCAAACTGAACGAGGAGAAGGTGGTTTTGGATCAACTGGAAAATAATGAATTTAGAAGAGTTAATAGAAACTTTACAAAACAAATATTTAGATTTTAAACTTGGAGAGGAACAAAAAGATGTTCTTCTTCAAGTTTTTTCTATTTTAATAAACAAAGAATGAATAACTCTATCTATTTCTGGTGCAGCGGGTTCGGGAAAAAGTTCAATATGTAAATTAATTACAAGATTCTTAGAAATAAATCAAATTCCATATGTTTTAGCTACACCTACGCATAAAGCTAAGGGAGTATTAGCTAATTATACAGAACGTGATGTTATAACAATACACCAGTTGCTACAATTACGTCCAAATGTAGATATAATGGAATTAGATTATAAAGATCTTAAATTTGTATCAAATACTATCGATAATAGTATTCCAACAAACGGAATATTAATTGTTGATGAATGTAGTATGATTAATGATACACTGTTTGATTATATAATAGAAAGAGCTAAAGATCGAAATTGTAAAGTTTTGTGACAGGGAGATGAAAAACAATTATATCCTGTTAAATCAAATACTCTATCAAAATCTTTTCAGACTACAAATGATTTTCATCTAAATAAAGTTTATCGCCAACAAGAAGATAATCCATTATTAGAAATTATTACAGAATTAAGAGATAAGCCTAAAAATAGATTTTATAATATTACTTCAAATAATGGAACTCTTAAGTGCTATAATAATTGAAGAAAATTTATATCAGAATATATTCCTCTATTTAAAAAAGCAATAGAAACCCAAGATCCAACTTTAATCAAACTATTAGCTTTTACTAACCGACGAATAGAGGCTTTTAATAAAGTTATTAGAGATTCATTATTTAATGATAAGGAAGAATACCATATTGGAGAAATTTTAGTTGGATATGATAACTCAGAATATGGAAAAGCGAATTTTCTAAAAAATACTATTATTAACTCTTCTGAATATGTTATTAAACAGATTACTAAATGTCACCGCTATGTTGGATTAGACAATTATCCTGGATATTTATTAAATCTGTATTCATTAGATTTTAATGAATGTTTTGATATATTTATTTTATCGAGAGATCTTTCTGATGATAAGTTAAAAGGTCTATCGGTTATGATTGAAAGTATTCGCCTATCAGCAATTCAAACTAAATCAAAACTACAAGCTAACAAAATTTGAAGAGAGTATTTTAATTTAATGAGTTCGTTTTTAACTCCTGTTGACCTAACTTATCAAGGAAGAATAATTAGACGAAAAAGCTTAGATTATGCATATTGTATGTCTGTACACAAAAGTCAAGGCTCAAATCTAAATACTGTACTAGTTGATATGGATAATATTTTAACTTGTCATAATTATGAACTACTTCGTCAATTACAATATGTAGCTCTTTCAAGAACTCGTAAAGATATAGGTATGTTAATTAAATAAATATTATGCACGATATATTAATCACACGTGATAGTAGAGGTAAAATTAGAATTGTAGATATTAGTTGTGAGTGAGAAGATGCTCTACATGGATTTGCTTTAGTTAGAAAAACAAGTCAAATGGGAGGAAAAATTACAGAACAACCAATAATAAATATAGATCGTGGGAAAGCAGGAAGAACTGTTACTGAACAAGCTAAATTAACATATAATAGTCATATTAAGAAGTATCTTGATAAAGGGTATAAAAATCTAGCTGATTTTGGAGTTAACAGTTTAGAAAATTGTGATGTAGATAAACTATTGCCATTAGAAGTTACTGATACAAATGGAATACGTAAACCTATGTTAGCGAAATCAGCAGATGATTGCGCAATATCTGTTTTCGAACATGACTTTTTTGGATCTCGTAAATTAGATGGAGTTAGATGTCTTATGTATTATTCTGAAGGCGAAATACATACTGCGTCTAGAGGAGGAAATAATTATGATATTGCGGCTACTCATATTATTTCGGACCCAAAATTAATTGCGTATTTTAAGGAAAATCCTACAGTAATGTTAGATGGGGAATTATATATTCATGGCAGATCTCTACCTTATATTTCTGGATTATGTAGACTACAAACTCTTGATGAAAAACATTCCGAATTAAAGTATTGAATTTATGATTTAGCTATTCCAGAAGTAGTATTTAAAGATCGATTAATAATGCTTGATGAATTAAAAATTGCTGTTGATGGATCCGATAAAATAGTAATTGTTGATCATATTCCCGTTAGCTCTTGAAGCAATATAAAGAAACTTCATGATAAATTCGTTAAGGAAGGTTTTGAAGGTTGTGTAATTAGAAATCCCGAAAAGGAGTATGGCTTTAATAAGAGAGATAACCGTATGATCAAGATAAAGGACTATAAAGATGAATGTTTTGAAGTTATTGATATCATTCAAGGTCTTCGTAAATATGATGATATGGTTTTTGTTCTTAAATTAAAAAACGGTAAAACGTTTGAAGCTAAACCTATAGGAAATCGAGAATTAAAGGTAGAGTATACAGAAAATTTTGAAGAAAAATATAAAGGGCAAGTAGGAGAATGTAAATATTTTAACTACTCACCCGATGGAGTTCCAACTCAACCTGTATTTAAGTGTTTTCGATACGATATTGAACTCTAAAATGTTTTTGAAATTTAGAATAAAACTTATATCTTTGCATAAACAATATAATTTTAAAGTTTATGACTAAAGAAGAATTTATTAAAAGAGCTCAAGAAAAATTTAAAGATCGTTTTACATTTAAAGAATTACCCGAAAGATTTAGATTAGAAACAACAAGAATTAATGTTATATGTAAAACACATGGATGTTTTAGTATTATTGCAAGAAATTTTATCGATTCTCGTTTAGGTTGTCGTCAATGTTACTTTGAAGAACGTAGAAGTAAAGCTAAGTCAAAATTATCAGAAATTGTTCCCGATATTCCATTTAATCCTATATTAGATCCGATTGTCCCAGATAAGGGATTTATTATTGGAACAGTATATCTTATTGTTAATAAAATTAATAACAAAAAGTATATTGGAGAAACAGTAAGACGATCCTATAAGGAACGTTTAATAGAACATTCAGTCAATTGTACTAAAATTCAAAACTATTTTTACAAAGCTATTTTAAAATACGGTTGAGATAATTTCGATAAGTACGTGTTGTTTCAAACTGAAATTAGAGAAGAAACTAAAGAAAATAAAAAAATTCTTAACGATATAGTTAATCTGAAAGAGAGAGAATATATTGCTTATTTTCAATCATCAAATTCAAAATATGGATATAATTTAACTGAAGGAGGAGACGGAATTTCTGGATACGCACATACTGAAGAAAATAAAAAGAAGTTTTCTGAAAATAGAAAAGGAGAAAAACACTGAAATTATGGTCGAAAAAATTCCGCAGGAAGGAAAATTCTTCAATTTGATCTTGATTTTAATTTTATTAAAGAATGACCTTCAGCTAGAGAAATACAAAGGGAACTAAATATTTCAGCTTCAATGATTACAAATTGCTGTCGAGGTAGACACAATAGAGTCCATGGTTTTATTTTTGTTTATAAAGACACATATTATGATGGATATTTTGCTAAACTTAATAAACCTGTAACAATTATATCTAACGATAAAATTATATATGGATTTGATATAGAAGGAAATAAACAATATGAGTTTTCTAGTGCTACTGAAGCTGCAAGATTTTTTAAATGTAGTAGTTCTAATATCGGAAAGGCTGCTACAGGAAGTTCTATATCTGCTAAAAATCATGTTTGAATTTACGCTAAAGATTTTACTCCACAATTTCTCCAGCAAAAATTAGAACGTTATAAAACAATATTGAAATAATGACTTTTACTGAATTCAAAAATATTGTTGAAAATTTTCAGCAATATTTAAATAAATGTTCCGAACTATACCGAGAAGGAATAAATATATATAATTCTGATCTTTATAAACCTATAGTAAGTGCTTTCTACGATTTATTTGAATCAAAGTTCGATGAAGATAGAAGAAATACTTTACATTGGTATATAAATGATGCAAATCCTGAAGATTGTAATATAAGAGAACTTTACGCACTTATTGTACTAAATAAAGATATGTATAATGATCCTGTAAATGGGAGATATTTTGAGCTAAATTCTGAAGAAATTCAACAACTATATAATTCTTAACTATATCATCTGATAAAATTAGTGTGTAAATTTTAATTAAATAGTGAAAATAATATAGTTATATCATATAATATTTTAGTAAAAATTTACATGCTAATTCTAATAAATTTTTATGTATGCAAAAAATCACATTTAAAAAGGAGGATTTAGAGTGTCGCAAGGTATTTTTTACCAGCGACACTCATTAGCTATTTTAAACATGGAAATATAATCAAATACTGTAATCGTCCATTTGAATCATCTTCTGATATGAATAACGCTTTAGTATCAAATTGGAACAAAGTTGTTGCTCCTAATGATATTGTGTTTCATCTTGGAGATTTCTGTTTTGGTGATAGAAAAACTTGGAAAAGTTTTTGTAGCAAATTAAATGGAACTAAATATCTAATTCAGGGTAATCATGATCGAGAAAATGAAATTTATTATGAAGGTTTTGAATTAGTTTGTGATATAGCTCAAGTTGCAATTTATGATAATGAATTGGAGGATTATAGTACATTAATATTATGTCATTATTGTTTAACAACTTGACCAGGACAATGAAATGGAGCAGTACATTGTTTTGGACATAGTCATACAAGTCCTTATAGTCAAAATCAGGCTGATTACGATTATATTCAACATAGGGCTTTACCAAGTTATGATGTAGGAGTAGATAATAACAATTTTACACCTATATCTTATGATGAATTGAAAACAATTTTTACAAAACAATTATTATATGGACATCATTAAAAAAGCTTCAGCATTGACTGCAGAATATATGAATAATTATCAATCTCCAGATTGGTTAACTTCAAAAGGCATAAATTCTAAATACAAAGATCTTTATGATATAGCCTACGAATATTATTATCGACAATTAACCCAAGTAGAAGGAGATATTATATTAGGACAACAAATATGGATGTAGGATTAATATTATCATCATATAATAATACATTTAAGTATTATATACAACAACTATTTAATATTTGGAAGGATAAAGGTAGTATAAGTATATTAGTTGATCTTGATTTAAAATCAAATGAAACTAAACATTCTATTAATGATGCTATAATGATTATTAAAAACGCTCAGGAATTAGGTACTAAAATTATAGTAAATTCTAAAGAACCTAACAAATATACTTTATATAAAAATTATTTAGAAGTATTTGATAGCTTCTGCATAAGTTCTCCTGCAAAATATGATATTATATTAAGTAGTAATGCTGGACTAGAGCAAGCTATGTTAATACTTCAAGAAACAGCTAGATATTATAAATTATATAAAAATGAAACTAACAATAAGTAAAAATGCTAACATTAATTATTTAGCTCGAATTGTACAAGTTGATACATTTCATCCGCATCCTAATGCAGATAAACTAAAATTATGTACAGTAGAAGGATATATAATTTCTACAGGAATTGATAGCGTTGAAGGAATATATATATATTTTCCCGTTGAATGCGTAATTAATCCAAAATTTTTAAAATATCATAATTTATATAGGAAGAAGGAATTGAACCAAAATCCTGAACAATCTGGATTTTTTGAAGAATCGGGAAGAGTTAAATGTATTAAACTCAGGGGGATTGCTTCTGAAGGTTTTATTATGCCTATAAATTCCTTAATTTCTTATATAAACGATAATGTTAGTTTTGATTATCCTATTGGAACAGAATTTGACACAATTAATGATGAACTATTTGTTTGGAAATATGTTATTAAAACTAATATTTCTAATTCAAAATTAGGTGTTAAACAACCTAAAAAGGTACTCAATATAGTTGAAAATCAATTTCGATTTCATGTGGATACTGTTCAATTACAAAAAGCAATTACTAATATTAATCTAGAAGATATTATTCAAATATCATGGAAGGAACATGGAACTAGCGGAATCTTTTGTAATTTATTAACTAAAACCGATCTCTCCTTTTATAAGAAAGTCCTTAATAAGATATCTAAAACATTATTTAAATATCCAATCTTTCCAGAAGAACATTACTACAAATTTTGTTCATCTCGTAAAGTTATTAAGGATTGCAAATTAAACCCTAATTTAACAAAAGGGTATTATGATTGTGATATATGGAATATTGCGTTTAATGTAATCGAAGAGTATTTACAAAAAGGATTAACCGTATATGCAGAAATCGTTGGATATATGCCTAAGGGACAAATGATTCAAAAAGACTACGATTATAAATGTGTATATAATCCTAAATCGTTTGATTATCAAAAAATGACCCCTAAACAAATGTATCATGCAAGATTGTTTGATATTATTGTTTATCGAATAACTTATACAAATGTTGATGGAAAAGTATTTGAATTTTCAACACAACAAGTTAAAGAATTTTGTAAAAAATACAGTTTGCATTCAGTTAAGGAACTCTATTATGGTAGAGCAGAAAACCTCTTTCCTAATTTAAATATTAATGAACATTGGCATGAGGAATTTTTAACTAATCTAAGAAACATGTATCTTGAACAAAGATCTGTATTATGTAATAATAATGTTCCTGAAGAAGGTATTGTACTTCGTCGAGAAGTAAATGGTATAGATGTATATAAACTTAAATCAATTAATTTCCTTGAAAAAGAATCTAAAATGTTAGATAGAGGGGAAATTGATATTGAATCAAATCAATAATTATATGGAAATAAAGGATAAAGTTGAACTTCCTATAATGGACGATCGTATTTGGAAGTTATTTAATATTTTAATTAATACTGAGCCTAAGTATGTATGCTCTAATATTTTAGTATATAATATCAACGATATAGATATTAAATTAATTTGGGAATATGAGAAAGAAGAAGATAAATTTAAACCATACACTTTTGTAAACCCAATTAATGAATATTGCAGTGATTCTGATTATGTTATTTCTGCTATAACCTGCAGTTATTCTCCAAGCTTAGTTACAACAGGAAAAATTAAGTTTTTTATTGATACTCCCTATAAAAAATATTGTGTCCGAAAACTTACTTTTGAAGAACAGTATGTTTATCAAAAGAAATTATACGGAATCTATTTTAATTATGATATAAACTATCTAAATCAATTTTTGCCTAAATCTGATTTATCTGGAATAGATTTGGATGCACCTGGGTATGAACAAGTATTAGGCTATGAACAAAAAATTATTGAAGATTCTGAAAGAGTCAAAAAGGATTAAATATATTTATAGAATAGCTAATTCTTTATATAAAGAAGGATACGAATATATAGTTATTGGCGATCTATCACAAGAAGACTTTCTAAAGTCATTTTCTATTCAATCAAATATTGTTCGATATTTTACAATAGATGATTGGTTTATTAGAATGCAATCAGGAAGTCTTCTTCCTTATGTATGTTCTATTCTTTCTAAAGCAAATAAAATTAAGGAATATTTAAATATATATTCTAAACCAGATCTTTTAGCGTTTCGAAAATTAGTTAAATCAGGAATACTTTCTGATAATGAATGTGTACAGGAATGCTTATGAGCAATTCAAATTATTAAAGAATATCGAGTAAATAGAGTTAATGTTACTAACCAGAATTATATAAAATCTGACATAATTAAAATGTTCTTAGAAGAAGTAAACCCAATATATAAATCAAGTTTAAACAAAACTATATAAATTAAGTATCACTTCATCTATTTGCATAATTTTAAATTATAGTAATGAAACAAAATAAATTAAATAATAGGAGGGTCCTGTATGTCTAAGATATTAGTATTACAGGGTCCTCCGTAAATCTAGCTTCTGGAAAATCTACCTGCGCTAGAGGACTCATTAAAAATAACAAAGAATGGGTTATAGTTTCTAGGGATTCTATTAGAGAATCTAGAGGAGATTATTGGGTTCCCGAACAGGAGGATTATATATCTTCTGTTGAAGAATTTCAAATTCGATCTGCTATTCAACATAATTTAAATGTAATTATAGATGCTACAAATCTTAATCCAAAAACTATTAAAAAATGGAACAATTTAGCAACAGAATTAAATTGTAGTATTGAATATAGAGAGTTTTATATTCCATTTAAAGAAGCGTTAGAAAGAGATCGAAATCGAGAAAGACCTGTTGGAGAGAAAGTACTTAAATGTTTTTATCAAAGATATTATAAAGAAAAATATTTAGAAGAAACTAAACGTACTGATAATAGAAAGATCCTACCTCCAAACTCTAATCTCCCAAATTGCATTATCTGTGATTTAGATGGAACACTTAGTATCATGAAAGATCGCAATCCTTACGATTTAACAAAAGTTAAAGAGGATCGTTGTGATCCAAGATTACAATATTTATTAAACTTAATTAACTCGTACTTTAAGAATAACATACATATATTCTTCTTTAGTGGAAGAGAGGGTACAGAGCAATGTTATACTGATACATTTGAATGGCTATCTAAATATATAGACTTTCCTATTACTTTATTTATGCGTAACGAAGGCGATTATCGTCCAGATGAAATTATTAAAATAGAGCTTTATAATAAAGTAATTAAAGATAAGTATAATGTTTTATGTGTTTTTGATGATCGAGATAAGGTAGTTAAAGCTTGGAGAGAATTAGGATTATTAACGTTACAAGTATATTATGGAAACTTCTAATAAAAACATTAAAATTGGAGTAACTAGCAATAATATTAACGCAACTTTTGAATTACCGTGGGATGCTAGTTATGAAGAAATAGTAAGAGTATTTCGATTAATTTCACTAGGTTTAGAATATTTACCTAATACAATTGACAAATATTTAACAATTCCGAAAGATGACGAGTAATGAATTTAATGAGAAGTATAAAGATCATTTAGAAGAAGGTTTTGAAGGATTGGTTTTTCTAAACGAAGAAATTATAGACTATTGTGATAAAATATTTCAGATTCTCCTTATAACAAATCCTAATTTTACGTATAGCCAAATTAAACGTAAGTGAGGAACAAGTAGGGTGTACATAAATAATGTAGATATTCGGATATGTAAAATAATAGAAGATAATATTGATCGTATTATTCTTAAACTTCAAGGAAATGAAATCTAAATTTGTAATTGTAGAATGACCAGAAATACAATCTTATATAGATAAAGAAGGATTTGATAATAATTGTTGCCTTATTAATGATGATACTTGACTTGATCAATATGGGGCACTTAGTTACTTTGTCAATGAAGAGTGGAAACACAAAGTAGATGAAAAAATATATTCTCAAAGTTATCATAAACTATAGAAATCATGTCTACGCACTGTACACTTACAATTAAATTATCTAATAGAAATTACAAAGGGATATATTGTCATTTTGATGGAGATATTGCTTTAGAAACTTTAAATAAATTTTGAACAAAAGAAGAAGATGTTCAAAAACTAATAGATAAAGGGCATATAAGTAGTTTAGGTAAAAATATTAGTAGTACTGCATTTTATACAGACCGAGGACAAGATCTAAATTTTTATTCTGGAGATACTATTAAGTGAAGAGAACCTTATAATTATATTTATATACCTAACAAACAGCAATGATATTTATATAAAATGAATATAAGTGATATTAACGCTCCATACTTAGAAAAAACTATTTTCTTTAAATATATCTTATATACAACTATCAATAATATAGAATTTACAAGTGATATATTAAATGGGGTAGTTATTACTGATTCTTCGAGTTATTCTTCAATTATCTCGTCTTATATAACAGATATTCATCATGATTTAATGTTAGATTATGATGCATCTTTTGTAATACTTTCTACCGAATGCGATACAAAATATTAACTTCAGAAATAGATGCTACTTCAATGGACAAATATACATATCTTAAAGATATTGAGAAGGTACCTATCCAACATCTAGAAAATAAACGCATTAAAGGATTCTACTGTAATTGAAACGAGTATACGTTTTGAATAAGTGAAAATGATTTTAACAAAATATGTATAATAGAAAAATATGATAAAGAAATATAGAAAGAAACCTATTGAAATAGACGCTATTCAATATACAGGTAATAACGTTAGCGAAATTGAAAATTTTGTAGGAACTAATCTTTTACATTATAATACTCAAGAAGAAAATAATTATCAACTAGGAATTCTAACTTTAGAAGGTATAATGAAAGCTTCTATAGGAGATTACATTATTAGAGGAGCTAAAGGTGAATTCTATCCTTGTAAGCCTGATATATTTAAAATAACATACGATGAAGTACAATGTTAATTAGAAATAAAACAGTATATATATTTGATATAGAGGTGTTTCCAAATGTATTTCATTGTTCTGTTAAAAATACTGAAACAAAAGAAATAACGCATTTAGAAATTTCTTCTAAACGTAATGATTTGATGAAAATTGTAGATCTCTTTTGGCAAATTAAAACAGAAGACCAGAAGAGTATTTGAAACAAAAATTATACTACTGATCTACAATTTAATGTCGATAAAATAATGTGCGGATAAATTTGAAATTTTCTAAATGTCCCTGTTACTATGTAACAGAAAATCGGGTGAATTGCTGGAAACTCCCTCTGGGACAATCAGCAGCGAAGCTACAGAAGTACATAAAAGTATGTAGAACGTTCAACGACTAATTCTTGAGTAGTACAAACAATAATAGAAACACGAGCGCCCGACTTAATCTTTTATAGATTAAGATGATATAGTCTGAACTATATAGTAATATATAGAATTATTAGTTAAATGCTAATAAGTTAACAAATTGATAATATTTTGCATTATGATACCCCAATTATCAATTATATTATCGATTATCATCAAATCATGCAATATAAGACATATAGAGAAATCTGTCAATCAATTTATAACTTAAATCGTCTTATAATTACATCTACTGATGGAAATTTTACATCCTGAAGTAAATGAAAATATAAAGTTTATTTTGAGTCATTAGATCTATTAACAATGTTATATTCTCAAAAGCTAAGAGTAGGATTGAAAGAAATGCAGGTAACTATGCAGTATCATAATGTCCAAGAATATGATGGAGATTTTTGCTCTGATTTACCCGTTTCAGAAATTCCAAATATGGTTAGTTATTGTGATAATGATGTTAATAGTACTGAGGCACTACTTTATAGATGTAAAAAAGATATTGATTTAAGAATTGCTATTGAAGATGAATATGGAGTAAAGGTATTAAATAAAGATGGAGTAAACATTGGAATGAAAATTATTACTCAAAAGTACCTTGAAAAAACAGGACAAACTTGGAATCAAATTAAAGATTTAAGATCTCCTTGTGATCGTATTGATCTTAGCAAAGTTATCCTTCCGTTTATTAAGTTTGAAACACCTGTTCTTAAATTATTATTAACAGAAATGAAACAACAAACAGTGTCTCCAGGTCGGAAAGGATATGAAAAACATTTTTTACTAGGTAATTTAGAATATTGTGTAGGAGTTGGTGGTATACATAGTGTCAATAAGCCTGAAGAAATTATCCCTAATACTGATGAGGTATTAATTGATTGTGATGTTGCGTCACTATACCCTAGTATGATAATTGAACATGAATTTTATCCTCCTCACTTAGGTAAAGAATTCTTAGAAGTTTATACACAAATTAAAAACGAACGAATTGAAGCTAAACATAATGGAAATAAGATTAAGAACGAAACACTAAAATTAGCTCTTAATGGACTCTCAGGTAACCTTCAAAATGAGCATAATTTTTGTTATAGTCCGTTTACAGTTATGCAGATTAGGATTAATGGCCAATTATTACTCCTTATGTTAGCAGAACAGCTGATTAAAGTTGGCGCAACTATTAAACAAGCAAACACTAAGTGACCGTTGGTGTTTTAAAATCTCGTTAATTGCGGGAAACTCGCGAAGGTTATCTAACTACAACATAATTAGTAATAATAAGTGTGAATGTTTAAAAATAGATAATTATGTGACAATCCGCAGCCAAGTATCTTAAATTTTTTGTTTAAGATAAAGGTTCACAGACTATCCGAAAGGAGTACACTATAATAGTGGAAAAGCGAGATATATAATTTTTTGTACAGATGGTTTGTTTAAAATGTCAAAAAGTGTTATTTTTGTATAAATTAAAAAATAATTATTTATGATAAGAGAAATACTTTTTGATATTAACAATTTAAATAAAACCTTACTAGAAAGTAAAGGTGTTTACAAGATTACTAATAAGATTAATGGGAATTTTTATATAGGAAGTACTATTCGTTCTTTTAAAGATCGATTTAAAGAGCATTGCGGCAAATTCATGTTATTTCTTAATAGAGGAGGTAGATTAGATAATCCAATATTATGAAAAGCATATGAAAAATACGGTATAGAAAACTTTCAGGTTGATATACTTAAAGTAATGAATAACGCAACACTTAATGAAATATTAGAACAAGAAGAAAAGTATATCAATGAATTAAAACCTTTATATAATATCTGTCAGAATCCAACTAAAGGTGGGATTCCGAATAAAAATAAAAAGTTAACTGATTCTTGAAAAGAACACATTAGAGAAAAATCTAAATTATACAAGCATAGTCCTGAAACTCTTGAAAAGGTAACTAAAAATAATAAAGAAAACGCTTGCAAAATCGAAATTAGCAATAATCATGAAAAAATATTATTTAATTCTTGAATCGAATTTGCAAACTTCTTTCATTTAACTGGAATTCCTGCTGGGAATAGTTCTGTTAAAAAAGCTTTAGAAACAGGTTGTGAATACAAAGGATGAAAAATAAAAAAGCTTTCTCAACAAAGAAAACAAATTAAGCTATATTATGAAGATAATATTATTGTTCTAAAGTCTTTTGCAGAATGTGACAGATTTTTAAATATGTGAAGAGGATATACTAGTACTCAGTATAATCGAAACAACTTTATTTTAAAAGAAAAGTACAAGTATGAAATTATATAAAGATATAGTCGGGTTTATGTTGAAAGACATAATGTAAAGGACGGTCTATTTTATGTAATCAAACGATCTAATTTAGAAAAAGTACAAAAAGTTTATAAAGAATGAGAATCTTTAACAAAACTAACTTTAGAAGAAGATCGTTTTGAAGCAATGTTTCAATTTGCAATTAATGATTATTTAGCTATTAAAGAAGGTTATTCAAAAACACATGATCCTAGTTTACTTAAAACAAAGGGATTATTTATAGATCAAGTAAAACTTGGTAAAGGGATGGCAGCTACTATTATACCTGAAGCTATAATTAAACGATTAGCTGATAATATTCCTGTTGAGGAGACAATTAGAAACTGTCAAGACATTCATAAGTTTCTAACTTATCAAAAAGTTAGTAAGGATTACTCAGTAGAATATAATGGAAAACTTATACAGCGAATAAATAGATATTATGTATCTACAGATGGTCCTTGGCTCTATAAATGTAAAGTTGATAACAATGGTAAACGATATAAATATATTAAATTATTAACTGATTCTGGCGTAACTATTTTAAATAAAATTGATCCTAACATGCCTTTGCCAAAAAATATAAATTATCGTTATTATATTGCCGCTGCTCAGAAAATAGTTAACTGCTTTAAACAAAAACAACTAACACTATTTTAGATGATTAATAAGAACTTCATTAAATCTCTTCTTAAATCGGATAATTATTATTTCAGTGGAATTCAAACAACTACAGCTCTATCTACAGATAAAATTCAAGTTTCTTGATTTATAATTAAGTTAGCTCATAGAGGAACAGTTATCAAAGGGCAACATGTATTAATAAATAAGGTATATGGATCATGGACTCTTCAAGTTAGATTCTGTGATCCATATTCTGCTGATGAAATAGATTTATTTGAAGAACCGATATCTATATCCGAAGAAGATATTGAATTAATTAAACAACTTAAAGTAACTCAAAATAAACATGACTAAGCTAATTAAATTTGGTGCAGAATGATGTAACCCTTGTAAAGCACTAGCTCCTATCTTAAACGAAATTAAAAATCTAATTGAAACTGTAGAATACGATGTTGATGAAACTCCAATTGAAGTACTTCAGCAGTATAAAATTAGAAACATTCCTGTTTTAGTTATTGAAAAGGATGGAGTTGAAATATGGAGGCATGTTGGTACTATTTCTAAAGAAGATTTAGAAAGTAAAATAAAAGAATATATTTAATTATATTGACTAGATATGAGATTAATTAAACCATCTTTTGAAATAATTGAACAAGAACCAGGTTTAGAAGGAATATATAAGGCTATTGAACTTGCAGGGAGAAATTGCTACAAATCTGAATCTAATATAAAAGAAGGAAGCGCAAAAGAATTTGTAGATCGTATGGTTAAATCTAAACACCTTGCCATGTGTGAACATGGTACTGTATATTTAAAGAATGAAAATACTGATTCTAACGAATTATCTAAATATATAAATAACAAATATTCTATCTATAAAAATAAATATATAGGAAAGAAAATTTTTCAGAGTGATATAGATTATTACTCTGAGTACATTACTACAAACTATAGATGTTTAGTAGAAAATAATTGGCTTGACGATTTACAATATCTCTGTGATCCTACAGAATTTCATGAAAAAAGAATTATGGTACGTTTTATTTGCGATCGTGGCGTATCTCATGAGTTTGTACGCAATAGAGGAGCATTTGGTAATGCTTTTGCCCAGGAAAGTACTCGTTATTGCAATTATTCTAAGAATAAATTTGGTAATGAACTTACTTTTATTATTCCCTGTTGGATGGATGTTAATAAATTTCCAAAACATACTATTATTAGTCATGATGACTATGGAGATTTAATTAGTGAATATTATTTTCATCTTAGTGGAAAGGAAACTTCTTATTTTAAACCCTATAAAATTACTCCTGAAGCTAATTTTATAACTGCTTTACAAATATCAGAACAGCTTTATTTAGAATTATTACATCAAGGCCAAACTCCTCAACAAGCAAGAGCAATATTACCTAATGCCTTAAAGACAGAACTTATAATGACAGGATATATTCCTGATTGGAAACATTTCTTTAAACTAAGAGATTCCAAAGCAGCTCATCCTCAAGCTTATGAATTAGCTCATCCTCTACACGAAGAGTTTATTAAAAAAGGTTATCTAAACTAGATATAAAAATGTTAGAATTACTACTAAAAATAGCGCAAGAAAAAGTAGGTTGCGATTTTGATTATTATAAAGGTTATAATTTACTTAAAGATAGTTTAGAAGGACTTGATGAACAAACTATTAATAAATTATTAACTGGAGAATATTCGTTAAAATATACTGATAATAACAAAGGAGAAGTTGTAGATGTACCTCAAACAAATCCCTTGAATATTTTATCTTTAATAGAATGTAAGCTTAATAGTATTGCTGATACCTATAAAGATATTCAATTTGGACAATTTGTTTACTGGAAGAAAAACATTACTATCGATATTACAGATTATATTAAATTGACGGATTCATCTCAGAACTATATTACAACACTATTAGATGATCCGATTATATACGCTTATAATAGTCTAAAAGAAAGTTTAGATAAAGATCTATTTATATTTGCTAATATTAGTATAATTATTGAGAAATTATTTCCTAATAATACTGATATATCGGATCGAGTTTCTAAAGCTTCCAAACAACTACGAGAGACTATTTATAAGCTGAATCATCCAAGTAGTATTGCAACATTATATGATAAAGGAAAACTTGATCGATATATTATTACTCAACTAGAATTAGATAAATTAAGTGAAATACATCCGTCTCTACTTTGTTGTAATGCAGGATATTTTGCACCTGATGGAAAATATTATGGTTTAAATGGAACTAAAGCAAATTTTTTACATATAAAGATTGCAGATTTACTTCAACAACAAGAGATTGTTCCAAAGGATTGTAATACTCCAGATAGGTGGTTAGAAGAACATGGATGGATTAAACAATCAGGTTCGATGTTGTTATATGGTGGGTATTTTTATAATATATCTATTACTAAAGAACAGATAACTTCTATAGAACGAATCCTTAGCCAAAGTTATAATTATATTGAACTTCAACATATTGAAAATTCAATTCCTGTAACAAGATTATCCGAGATAGAGGATATTCAATTACGAAAACATTTTAGTTAATGCAAAAAATAATCTCCGTTCAGGGGAACAAGTGAAGTGGTAAGGATACTGTAGCAAAAATGTTACAATATCTTCTTAGTACTCCTAAAATATTACATAAATATGATTTATACTGTAGATTAAAATGATTTAAAAAAGATTATAAAATTGTACGTTATGCTGATAAAATGAAAGAAATGTTAGCAATATTATTAAATACAAACGTACAAAATTTTGAAAATAGAGAGTTTAAAGAGCAGTATTATGTAGATTTTAATACGTTACAACTAATTCACGTTGATGAATCTAATATTAATGCTTTTAAAGATAAAATATTGTCAGATACAAGATTTACAAAAGAAATCAAACGTGTAAATCCAAATTTGACAAAAAACTATTTTCTATCTATTAGACAAATATTACAATATTTTGGAACAGAAATTATGCGTTTTTATTTTGGAGATAGGTTATGAATCCTGTCTACTTTAAATAATAGAGGATCGAATATTATTATTTCTGACCAAAGGTTTATTATTGAAAATATTACTACATATAATTTAGGTGCTGTTATTATTCATATAACTCGACCTGGCTGTGAAAAAAGTTCTCATTCTTCTGAAACAGAATTAGATAAACTTTATCAAGATAAAGCCTATTCTTATTTAATTGAAAATAACGGAACATTGAGAGATTTATTTAATAATTGTAAAAAATTAGTTCAAGATGGCTTGTTCGATTAAAAGATGTCCTATTTGTGAATCAAATAAAATTTCTCATGAGTATCAAGATACAGTTTATGGGAAATATATACGTGTATTTAATCAAGGCACTAAAGTTGAGAAATGTACAGTTTGTAATAATGGTACTCCAAAACGAAAATAATAACATATAAAATAAAAATACCCTACATGCTTCGGCGTGTAGGGTATTTTTTTTAAAATAATGATGTAGCTGTACCTAGTTCTCGAAGTGCTCCAAAATTAGATGTTACACCTTCTCATAGGTTTTTATCGCCTGTAATAATGTCTCCAACATTATTAAACATGTTTTTAAATATACTATATGCGGGAGGATTTAAGTCTCCAATCATTCCACCTATAATATTTTGTACAGGACCATCTTGAAAAGATCCATAAAGAGCACTTGCAGTTCAACGTTTTATTCATGGTTCCTCTTTGATATCATCTCAAGAAAATAGAGCTTTTACTAATAAACCTAATAATAACATAAGTAACATATCATGTAAGAAAAGGAATAGATTTGCTCTTTTTATATCGTCTTTTCATAGTTTATTAAACTCAGATGTATTAAGAGTAGATAATGCTTTTAAATACGAAAACATAGACCACATTATTCCTTCCTGAGGTCTACCTACTCATTTATAGAAATATTCTCATTTATCTCCTTCTTTAAGTTCATTCTCAAGTATAATATCTACTATAGGCTGTCCATTTTCATCAAACGTAATTCGTCTTACAAATTTATTTCCATTTTCATCGACTGCTATTTTATAACTCCCCTGATCATAGGTACCAGGCTTTAGTACTCACTGTTCTAGTTTTGCAGATATAAAAGTTCGGAATTGTAGAAAAAAAGATCCTAAAAACATGTGCTTTGCTAACATTTGAGTATTTTTATCATAATGTCCAAAACACATATCAGCAAATGATTTAATGCTAGCAGATTCTCTTGCTGTATAAGCTTTAGGTAAAGCATCTCCATCTTTTAAGTTATACCCTTCTCTATTAAACTGTTCTAGCATTGTGATATATAAAGCATGTTGTTTACGGTATTCTTCACTATTTACGTTAGGATTAGCAGAATGTAATAAGCTGAAACGTTTATCCTTTTTAAAATCATATACTAATTCTTCGTTAACAACACTATGCGCATCAAAACATCCATCATGCATCATCTTTGCAACTAATATTGTCATTCGATGTAACATATCAGGAGCTCTTGAAAACATATATAACTGATTACTATCAAAGTTTAATATTCCCATTTTACTTAAACTCATCTCTCGATGTAATTGATCAGCATCAGAATTTGCCATACCGTATTGTCAATTCATATACTCTAACAGTGTAATTTTTCCAATAGACTTTGGAGCTTCCTTTAATACTGTCGTTATTGCTTTGGTAAAATCTTTCATAGTAAATTGATCCTTACCATAAATTCCAGCAGCAGTTCTAGATAATCCAATTCAGATGCCTTGTAATGTTTCTCTAGTACCTGATTTAAGGTTAAATCCAAGTGTAGTAGCTGTTGCTACTTGTTTTAGCATAGCCATAAACTTATATGCTGGTTGAAGTCCCTCGTCCATTATAGGTTCGTTATAGATATTTAATTGAGTATACTTTTTTATAAATTCAATCAAATTATCTACCTTTTGACCATAAAAGAATTCTTGACACAATAATCCAATTTTAAATCCTTGAATTAAAGGAAGAAATTTAGAACTTACCTCTTCTGTTACGTATACATGTAAATAACTTCTAATAAGATCTTCAAGATTAGTTTCCATACTCTCTACACCTTCATCGTTAAGTATCTTGTTACGTGTAGATTGATCAATTCTAAATTTATTATATACTTCTAAACTATCTCGTTCATAATTAGTTTTTTCCTCCTCTTGAGCATTAAAAAGTTGTCTAAAATTAGTTGCTTCTTGATAACTAAATTTTAAAGCTTTTCATACTCCTCCTTGTTTAGCTTGAGATTGAAATGAACCAATCATTAATGGAACTTGATAATATTCTCCAGATGCTTTTGCCTCTTCAATCGCAGTCTCATTACCTCTAAATTTAATTTCATTAACTATTTCTAGAAATGTTGAAACTAATTCTTTGTCTGCTCCTGTTAATTCTTCAGGATGTTTTAAAGAAAATTCTTTTGCGATTTTTCCATTAGCATCTTTAACAAATAGATCATCATAAAATCTAATTTCCCCTCCAAATGCTTTTATTTGATGATGTGCCTTATAAAAACGTTGAAATACTCCTTGAATTTTTTTATTTCATTTTA